ATAGACTGAGGAGTGGATCCCTCTTGGAGATAGCTTCTTACTTGTCTTAATAGATTCGGGTCTTCACGCATTACATCAAGAACTGGTATAAATTGTTCATACTCTTGATACTTCTTCAGTTCTTGTGCCAGCCTTTTAGCTTCTTTGCTAGAATCGGCATAGCGTTTTTTAAGCTTGACCAGCTCTCCGTCTATCTCGTCCGAATCACCAGTCTTACTACCATCTTCTTCGGATTGAACGGCCTTCTCATTGGTGTTACCCTTAGAGTAGGTTGGTCCACCCTCATCAAACATGGCCCCAGTAACAGTTTTTTCCAGACCACCAAAAAAGGCGTCTAGATCGAATTTAGCATCATCAGTGTTATCTGAATCAGCTATCTGATCAAGGTCTACTTGTCCAGTAGAGTTGTTGATCTTGTCTTTTGCCATTATAAATCCTTTCAATTAAAATACGGCAAGATACTAATATAATATATTAATTTGCAAATGTCAAGTAAAAAATTATTTATCTTTAACATCTGTTCTCGTAGCTATAACAGAAATCTCTACAGCATCCTCCTTGATGTCAGGAAACTCTCGGTCAAATGCTATATCTCTTTTATCAAATTCAAGATCATATCCCTGACCATACCATTTCCATCCATAGGTCTCCATAAACCCGGTAATGTTCCCATCAACCCAATCAACAGGCTTACCATCATAAAAGAATTTACAAATTACCCTCATATTTATTTCTCGATCAGTGTATAGCCAGACTCGAAAGCTTCTGCCGGAGAAAACGATTTGTAGCCATCGCCATATACGACATAATATCCACCAATTACCGGCTTGTGCTTATTCCAGTATTCCAACCCAACAGAAAATTCACCATATGCAGTATTTGCCGGAAGAATAAATACATCATCCTCTTCCACTCTAATTCCGTCAATTTTCAGTGCCCACACTTCTTTGTGGCATTTGTATTTAGGCATTTCCGCGGAATTATTACCCATTACTTTTTCTCCTTGCTAGTTTTAGATTCTTTGGCCATTTCAATCTCTCTAATGGCCTCTTGTTTTAGTCTTTCTATGTCCTTATCTATGTTCTTGAGACGATCACGCATACGCTCTTGTATCAACTTGTCAATCATCTTGGTCTCTGTCTTGGATCTGTCTACTTCTACACCAGCATTTCTAACCTGATCCCTGATGCCGGCTTGGACTAATTGACGAGTAAGGGTCTCTATGGTTCCATCCTTATCCTTAACAGCCTCTTGTAATTGGTTGAGCTGATCTTGCATCTGCATCATCATAGATTTGCGCTGTATGATTTTCTCCTTGTTTTTAATGTCGGTCTCCATTAAAAAGGCTATATCATCTATAATGCCAAGCTCAAAGTATTGTTTGTATTCCTCTAGAACGGCCCACCTGTTAACGGGCAAGGTGGAGCCAGCAACAAGACGTAGATCGTAGCGAGATGATTTATAGTCATTGAACCTGCCTATTTCTTCCCCGAAGTCATCATATATAGGAACATTAACTTCGAATCTATTCTCGTCTATTCCACCAGTAGGATTGGGCTGCACTATTCTAAATACCTTGTGAAGTGTATAGGTATCCTGTGCCATTTCCTGAAAGGCTAAACCCACAACCTCCAATGCAGGCTCTAGATACGTAGCCACCCAAGCCTTGATACGACGTGTAGCAAACTCATCCTTGGCCAGGAAGCCTCTAAAGGTCTCGTCACTACCACTAGATATGCCCATTGAGGGTGGGTGAATACCAGCCATATACTCTAAATCTGTTTTAGAGTCTTGTTCTATGGTAAAAAATGCATTATTTATTGGCTGCGGATAGATGGGCTCAGGACCAGACTGCGAGTAGCCAGGACGGTAGGGCAATAGAGCAGAGGGAGATGCTACATAGTTTTCCCAGGTATCTTCATCAATCTCACCCTCTACATACTTCCATCTAAAGTTGCTGGCTATGTTGGCATTGTGAACCATTATCTGGTGAGCCTTGTTAATCTCTTGCTGTTTACCAACAAGAGGAAGGGCGGCAGACATGGGATATGGAGTGCCAGTATGAAAATATGGTATAGCTATCAAAGGCATTCTAGATGTGTTCATCATATATTCATAGATCAGCCTATCACCAACCACACAAGTCTTCTTAATACGAGTCTCGTAGAAGGGAATAGCCTTGAGCAAAGACTCGTCATTCTTCAGTAGCTCATACTCACCTTCTGTCAAGACCTTTTCGTCTACCCTGGATGCCTCATCTTGTGCTTTGGCATATAGAACTGATTTTTGTTCTTGAACAGCCTGCTCCATTTGCTTGGCAGTCTTTTCCAGCTCCAGGTCATAGCGTTGCTTAATAATATCGCCATTCTCAAGGGCTGTCATAAGCTGCTCTTCCTTCTCAAGAAACTGAACTTGCAACTCTCTACGAAATTGCTCAATCTGCTCGTCTATGGCACTCTTAAGCTCTTGTAGCTCTGTCTCTGGGGGAGGAATCTGAATGTAGGCATTATAGAATTTAACTTTGACTGGTTCATAGACTTCATAGTAGGGAAGAATATCATCTTCTGTTCCATCACCTTTCCAGGATTCTTTAATATCGTCTGGTTGGATAGAGTCAGAACTCTCAAACGATCTGTCTGTATAATTAGTAGTTGACCATTCCCCGCTAGCCCTTTCAATTAGATCTACCTGATCCGGGAAACAGCGTTTGAGCTCCTCCCTTGGAAGATCCTTCTTTATGATCTGGAATACAGCATCGCGTTCAAATGGGTCGCTGCACATAGGGCTTGTCCACACACAGAAAGGATCAATTGACTCGAACATCACCTCACCAAGACCACGATCTGCATCAGGATCTACATAAATATGTATATAACCCTTACCCTTTGTTAGGGCGTTGAATACTGCTTGAGAGAACATATTTCTCCCACTTGACATATACCAGCAGTAATCTATAACACCGGTATGTATATGACCAAGGTCTGTGTCTGCCTGGTCAACGCCAATAGCTTTCCATCTTGGGTTGTTGGCAGTAACAAAGTATTTCATGGTCTCTATTACTGGGGTCATTCTATTAATGACAAAGGTAGGCATACCAGCAGAAATCAGGGTAGCCTCCTCCTCTTCTGTCAACTGGGAGTTAAGAACAAAGTCATAGGCTTTCTGTTCCTGTATTTGCCACTTAACCCTGTATTGACTGTTAGAGTTCTGCCATAGATTGCGAATCTCTTCAGCCCTTTTCTTGTCGGAAATTGTTTTCTTACGTTTTTCTTGTGGTGTCAGGTCCACTTCTTCAGCCCGTGTATACTTGGGCATCGCTTACTCCTTTTCTAGTTCTTTGGCATAATCAACTATGTCTTTCATCATTACGGGCACGGCAGATGAGCATTGATCCCAACCAGGCGCATTCAAATCAAATGTAAAATGTTTTTCAATTACCAGTGCCCCGCGATCCAGGGCTTCCAGTGCTGCGTTAATACCAATTGCATGGTCAGAAAACCCAAGAAATGCCTTATCTACTCCAAACTCTTTTGGTAACGCTAGGCCACCCTGCAGTATTTGTCTACGAGAAAGACAGTAAAGCCTATATACATTCTCTCTATCAAAATCTTTTGGAATGCTTGAGAATATATAGTCACCACCGGCAGGATTAAAATCGGGCGAGAATGAGGCAAATACACCGTAGCCACTCTCTAGTATGGGTTTGTAGAGATCGTCGATCCTGGTTGATCTGGTGGCCAATTTTACATGTTTTAAACCAAGCTCTTTATACCATTCCCACCTAGTTAGATCAAATACAGAGCATAGAAAATCTATACCAGCCTTTTTGGACTCCTCGTAGAGTTCATGCATATCATCTTTACTGAGCTGTGATTTCTTAAGCTCTTCATAGTTGGTGTCACCAGGTTTTTTAATGGTGTCTATATCGTATAGTTGGAACTTGGCATAGTCACAGCCACACTCCTTGGCTGCGTGAATCAGTTCTTTGGCTTTCTCGATGGAGCCATTGTGGTTGTGCCCGACCTCGGCAATCGTCACCCTACGCAAGATAATGCCTCACTATGTCTTTAATATCTTCATATGTAGCCCCACGATCCCCATCCCATTGCTGGTTCCAGGGCCTGTCAATGCAAACCGAAATTCCACCATGCTCTCTAAATTCTTCAAGGTTCTTGTGATAGTCGTCTATTAACAGATCAACATTAACTGTATATTTTAGGCTAGTAAAATGAATATTTCTTATGTTTGGCAAATGCTTCAACAACCACAAACTGGTTCCCTTAAAGCAAAATCTATTTGGTTGAGATGTTATAATATGCAATTCATAGTTATCGTTCAGCCAGTTAGCGAAATGAATAGAAAGAGGATATGGTTCTGCCTCGCTATATATTTCTTTCGCATTATCGTGAAACGCATATTGATATATAGCCTTGCCTATCGAATAACTGTCTTCGAGACCCCAAGTTCTTACAACCTCAGACCTGCTCTCCCCAGGAAAGTCTCTGTCATAGCATTTATTCAGCTTACCGATAAAGTCCCTGATCACGCCATCTAAATCTAATCCCACCCTACGCATTATAATCCTCCAAGAACCGTTTAACATTAAGGTATTCGTGTTCGTAATGTATTTCTGTTCCGAATGCATGGATAGAGCCAGTGTAAACATCCATATTGTATTTATTGTTCACAAAGTAATCTACATCAAAAGCATATAGGCCATTTTCCTGGCCATTAATGTCATATGATCTTACTACTTTACAGCCCTTGTCTAGCATATATATTGCCTCTCTAACGTCTTTAGAGGTTATAGTTGGATTTGTGGGCATTAGCATAACACATTGCTCAAATTGTGTGTCTGTCAAGAACCACTTAGCTACGTCCTGCAATGGAACATCATCACCATTTAGTTCTTCTGGTCTCTGCACCGTATTATGCCAGACGGTATCTTTGATATCTGTCAATAAGTACACCCACCTAATCTCTTCTGCGAGAGTCTTGCAAGCTCGATAGTAAAGTGGTTCTCCAAGTATCTCTAGACTGTTCTTGTTTGCCAACCTTTTGGATCCTGCACGGGCGCAGACAAGACCGACCATTCTTTTTTCTTCCAAGCAAATGCCCCCGGTCTTACTTCCTCTACATTCTGTTCTTTTTTAAGTTCTTTAATGGTCTCATCAATCTGCTCAGCCAATCTAGAAAGGTTATCAATAATGTTTTGAGTGTCCACGTTAGACTTAGCCTGTTCTCTAGTATCTGATTTGTTTTTTGACATGCAGTATTAATCTCCTGTAATGTATTTAACATTTCCGCCATCGTGCTTTCCATATTCTCGATAATAGCACCGGTCTTCTGCGATTCCTTTGTAAGTCTTTCTAGTGCGATCTCTATCCATAGAGGGTCCATATTCCCTTCTATTCACCAGAATCAGAAACTTCTTCATTAAAATGATATATTCTTTCTATGTGTTTTAGAAATTCTTCAACTGTCATAGAATTCTTCATCATATTGCATGTCTTGCAACACCCAACACAATTATCAATCGTATATCCCAAGCCACTATCTCTCCTATCTATACCATTGTGCTCGTAATATCCATTCTGTCGCCTTGTAGTCAGGGACTTGTTTGTAGGAGGAGCTCCACAGTAAAAACAATTCCACTTTGTTAACTGCCTAAACTCATCTTTGTTTAATGAGAATTCTATTCCCTTTCTTTTTGCTCTTCTCCTGTATTCGCCATATATACCATTAAAATTGCATTCACCTTCCGGCAATATATTTCTATATCTAGCCATCTCCGCACTCAAACAACCACAAGATCTTGTTGGACTTTTGCTTCTATTGCGCAGATTACTCGTCAATACACTGGTTTCATTTCCGCAATCACACTTGCAAAGCCATTTTCTATCGCCGAGATATTTAACGACAACCAGCCTTCCAAACCTTTCGCCGGTCAGATCAATTCTTTTCATGACACAACCCAGGATTTTGCCTGTCTTTTTTCCCTTTTTATCATTCCATCCTCATCAAAAGACGTGTTGCCTCTATAGGGATAGGCAAATCTGCAGGCATACCACAAGGCATCCAGACAATCATCGTGGCTCATTTTCGGGCCAAACTTCAAAGTTTCGTCGATCAAGTCGTAATGGCCCTCACGCATATAAACCGCTCCTGCGGAGAATCTACCAGACAGTCCTGAATAAATTCTATTAATCTTGTCTCTGCCTCCCGGCTTTTCGGGGATAATTGCCAAATCAAATCTATTGTTATCCTTCCTGTATTGATTAAGGGCTTGGAATATAGACCTATTCATGGCTACGTCTTCTACCGTGCCAGAAGAACAGCGATACTTGTCATAGAGCTCTACTATATAATCTACAACTCCCTTGCGCCCATCAAGTTCACCGGCCACATACCTGCCAATGGTAGGTATATTCTTGTGTCTTTCGTATTCTAATACATATACATTGTTAGCTGGATCGACAGCTATGGCCATAATTACTGAATAGTCACTGGTCTTGGTTTCTATGTCTGTGGCAGGGTCACAGCCTATGAACGTATTGACTGGTATATATACACCATCTATGTAGAGCAAGTTCTGGCCGTTCATATAAGTATAATAGCCTTCCCAGTATTTGACATCCTCTCTACGCCATAGGGCATTCTCCCTTGACTGCACCTCTAGTTCGTATTCTTGATAGTAGCCAGCTATACCCTTACCAGGAGTATCTATATAAACCTGTTTAATCTCGTCTAGTTTTTTGCGTGGCATCCACGACTTCCAAAGAACACCACCGGGCATATCGGGTTGGGTAGCTTTATAATATATGACACTCCAGCCAAGTTTTTCTACCTTTTCTGGATCATTTCTGACCTTCTCCCAGGAATCCATCATTCTCTGTATAAAGGAATCGTAATGAACGGGTGTACCTATTAGGAACATTCTAGCGCCGGGAGTATTTTTATCTATGGCCGGATAAATCCCATCCATACAATTGGCAACAATTTTATCTCTTGATGACTGGGAAATGGTATTCATTTCGTTTTCTGCATCATCTATAAATACGTTATAGTATCTTACGGCCCCGTGCTCCATAGTGGCAAGAGTATCTCCACGCATTGAGCTAAGATTGCTAGACGACAAAACCCTATCACCATATCCGGTTGCTATGTCCTCTTGGTTGTCACGCTCAAATCTAGACATTTGATCACCAAAATAAAACTTTATCTTATCATTGTATTTCAGGTTCATTCTTATATATGCAATATTATTCTGGCTCTTTTTTTGACTAGAAGAAACCCACCCATCGAATATAGACAGGTCATAGTCTCTAAATCCAAACTTTCTAGCGGTTTTCGCAAAACAAAGATCCCTGATAACCTTCAACTTAACAAGACTAGTTTTACCATGCCCACGTGGGAGTATAAGGGCAAGCGGTTTTTGAGAATCCGAGATTAATTCATCGGCTATCTCATAATGAAAAGATGGAGTTTTCGACTTTGTAAAATCCGGAAGAAACATCTTGCCAAAAGCGATAAGATCTCTATAGGCAAGACTAAGTATCTTTTCATGTTCACTTGAGAGCCTGCTTATAATTGCAGGTGACTTGTTATTCTTTTCAGCCATATCTTAAATTCTTCCATACTCATATCGGACTTAGCCCTGTTGCAGTATTTGCAACAAGGAACACAGTTTTCATAAACGTATCCAATCGAACTATCAACCCTATCTATGCCGTTATAATAAAAATCACCATGAAAATCGCCCCTATTAAGAAAATTTAAAGGAGGCGAATCACAGTATAAGCAGTTTAGTGAAATAAGGTGTTTGAATTGTTCGACATCCAAATCAAATACCAAATTTCGCTTTTTGGCGGCAAGAGCATAACACCTTATCAGGTAATTGACATAAGAACCATTCTTAGAGCGAGACCCTTTCTTTATGCAACCACAGCTTTTTGTAAGGCCCCGTTTAAGACTCTTGCCATTTATAGCCTTTTCGTTCCCGCAATCGCACTTACAATGCCAGTGAATTGATCCATGTCTGTCAATGTGAGATGGACCAACTACAAGAAGTCTCGTAAACCTCTTTCCGGTAATATCCTTTGCATCGCGTGGCAACTCCATAGCATCATTCATCTGATTGTTCTAGGGCCTCTACCCTCTCGGCCTCTATTTCTAGTATCTCTTTGTCAGAAAATGGTTGGAATACCTTTAGCTGACCAGAAGTAACTTGTTTAAGTTTGGTGTCTGGCAACCACTCCTTAAGTTCCTTGAGAGAGCCGAGTATTACATTATCATTCTCGCTGTTCTCGGCCAGGAGCATGAGCTTCTTCATAATATATTCATAGTCAAGACCAATCTTCTCGGCTATTTCTTCTACATTCTTGTTTAACATTTTGACTATTCTCTCCTGCTTTAATCTGGCAATGGCTCGCTCTCTCCAGTCTACTGTAGGCCCCCAGGCTTCTTCGTATGACTGTTGCAGCGTCTTGCCAGCCATAATACTTGTTACGAATATGTGCTCTGCCTTGGATAGATTCTTACGTTCCTTCTGATGCCTGGCTTGTTCCTTTGCAGATCTCCTGCTAAACGTGTATGGCTGTGGGTGCTGGTCAAAATCTGTGTCCATATAGCCACCAGCATTACAGGGAAAGGTTCCCACTATTGTCCTGACCCAACCAGTAGAGAGTGTATAGTTCTTTCTGTCGTGTGGATGGGGAAGCTCTCCTCTCTTGAGTATCTGTACTACACCACCATCATCCGCCTCTACCCATTCCCCCTCCTGGGCTTCCCTCCAAGACCCAGCAAGGGGTGTATCTGGATTGTGAGACTTAAACTCCTCTACGTTGTCATAGACGCAGTGTATTTTGCTCTTACGCTTACGAGTTTTCATTCGGCAACATCAATTATTTCGCAATCACCACGTGGAATCCACCTAAACCTGGAACTTCCCTCATCAAGCTTTAAAGTGAAGTCATATTTGTTAGATGGATTAACAATCATTGTATGTCCAATATAGTCTTTATACCAAGCCTTTCCGTTGCTGCATTTAACCACCTTAATAAGCAAATAACCAAGATGCTTATTCATGTCGATACTAGCCATCGTCACTAGTCTCTGTATTCAGACTTTTAATAGCCCACATATAGGATTCTTCTAGTCTTTCTAGGGCAATAAACTTTTCTCTATTATCAAAGAATACACTATTATCCAGAGCATTGGCAATTGATAAGTATTGGGCATGAAACTTGGTCAATGCTTTTTTTCTGGGCTTAGGAAATCTTAATTGAATGTCAGTCTTTGACATGATCCCACCCTATTTGTGCTAATACCAGTAGGCCTACCATTGCAAATTGAACTGCTACTATAATTAAAGCACCCATATTTATCCTGAGCTAGCCGAAGGGCTAGTTAACCTCACTAGATTGGTTGGGCATGTCATAAACATTCAAGTCCATTTGCTCTTGCATCTTTTTGGCCTCTTCGTATGTAGACAGATTAATGAGCCTTACATAGGCAGATGTAAGATTGTCAAGTGTTTCCGACAGGTAATACAATCTTTCATAATCCTTGACCTCTGCCTTATTAATGGCAAGAGCTACTTCTTCAAATTTAGTGCGAATACTATCTTTACTGTTTTTCATAAAAGTCTCCAAAATAGTGGTTAATTGCGTCAATTAAAAAGAAATAATTAGACTTTCTAAATTCTAGTGACTGCTCTACGTGTATGAATCTTTCTGCGCTTACAAGTCGACCATTAACATTTGTAGTACCATATAGATAGCAATTACCAAGCTTAAAGCCTTCCTGATCGAGATAGGACTTAATTAACTGAACATCCAAGGATTCAAAGCTTTTACTGCCATTAGTAATAAATACATCACCACAATCTTTGTCGTTATTGCCGTGCAGACTTATAAAGGTAATACTGTCAGGATCCTGAGCGAGTTCCTTGGTTATCCAATGGTATGGATTGGACCTTGAATGAGAACAATCGGCGCTGTCGGCTGCATTACGTTTAGAGCCATTCAACAGTAGATACTTAGCTCCGGTCAAGAAGAACATATCAATACCTTCATTGGCAGTGTATAGATCAGATCTATCGTGAGGAACGAGTATTGCGATATTCTTTTGCGGTTTCAAATTTACTACAAATGCGCACCAACCATTAGAGCCTGTTTCTAGCATGGCTACATAATCTTTGCCGTATACGATATTGTACGCAGGAAGACTATTAAGCAACACACTTGCAGTAACCCATAATCCATTTGCAAGGGCATGTGACACTTCTGCAATCACTAGAGAGTCATACTTTGACGGGATAGTATACTTAGTATCGAATGTTTGATTATATTCAGTCTTAAGACTAGCACTGGTTACTCTAATGCCTGTCTGCGGGTATGCAAATGACAACCACAAAATTAGTATTGCTATTGCGGTCATTAATAGTTTCATGCTTATTAACATCCTTTCGTTAATGGGCTTAAGACAAATTGATTTTTATTTGTCACTAATCTTAATTAACTCCTTTAAATCTGACCATCTGAGTACGGCCATTGGCTCCTTGTTGTTGGCCTTGGTTAAAAGTAGCGGAATGCCACCATTGGATACATCTATTTCATCTATTGTATTTATGCTAACGTAATTCTTTTTTGAC